TCTAGCACTTTAGTATCTGTATACTCATGTGCATCTGTCTCTAGTGAGTTAACATACTCTACTACTTCCTTAACCTGTTTAATAATCTGATGTATTATCTGATTAGTTGTGAGAGCATTATCAATGGATATTGCTTGATCAAAGAAAAATCTATTTAATTTAAGCATTTTTTTTACTCTCCTCTCTATACTTAAGTATATGAGGGATGATACCCTCATATACTAGAGTACAATATTATTAATCTCCAGGGTTCTCAATAACCTCAGTAGTTCTACCAATTAAGTTATCAAAGTAGTGATCTGGTACATCTGTCTCTTCTACTTCCTGGATGATAGCATTAACACACTTAAAAGGTGAAGTGCTATAAGTCTGCCATACATGCAAATAGCTGTTAAAAGCTCTAGCAGTTGGTAGGTTATTAGATAGAACTTCATTATCTGGATCATCCATAATTCTTAACCAGTTCTTATCACATACAACACCAAGTACTTTATAGTACTTAACATGTTCCTTATCAGTATCATCCTTGATAAAACCTAACTGGTCTACTTCTGTTACAGACGCGTCAAAACTTAACTCATCTCTGTTAAAAGCTGTAGCTAGTTCTTTTACTTTGATACGGTTCTTTAACTTATAATCAATAAGTAGGCAAGCGTCCTCAGGATTACATAATGGGATGATGTTAGTAGTCTTTCCAGCATCCACTTTAGTTTTACCATATACTGAGTTAGTTAAGTCTTTAAATCTGAATGACTTAACAATATCCTTAACAGCTATAACATAATCAGCATATAGGTCTGTAGACTCTGTGATATCAATTTTCTTAATGTTATCAGCGTTAAGTGATGCTCTAATAAGCTCAATAGAGTATTCATACTCATCTAGGTAGTTACCTTCGTAAAGTGGTACTACTACATCATTTACAAAAGTGTCTAAATCCTCCCAGCTATTAAGTGCTAGTTTTAGCTCAGCTCTAGAAAATGTAATAGGGTAGTACTCTCTACGATTCAATCTATGAAAGCACTCAGCAATATCTGGTGTATAGATACCAAACATTTTAGCGATGCCCTCTGTAGTAAACTCAAACTTCTCAGCCTTAGCGACACCTCTAGCGATTTCTCTTGTATCAATGCCTAGGCCTTTAGTAGCTGTCTTAAACTTAGCTAGTGGATTATCAAAATGACTGATGCGGTTTAAGATGGTCTCACCAATCATGTTCATAAGTCCAGTAGCAAACTCATTCATAGTAACATCATAAGTCATCAATGGATTAGCTAACTCATCAATTTTACTATCTTTATTGAACTTACCTACTCTAGCCTTATAGCTCTCAGATGCATTCTGTCTGATATAGTTAGCAATAGTAATAATACTGTTCATTATTCCTCACCTCTCTCTAAATCATCTGCTAGAATATCCTCTAGCTTAATCTCTTCTTCTAGTTCTTCCTTAACTTCTTCCTTAACTTCTTCCTTAACTACAGGGATCATAGATAAAAGCTCAACATTTTTAGCCTTTAGAGCATTAACCTCTGAGTCTAGCTTATCTCTCTCAGCTCTAACAGTGTCAAGCTCAGACTGTAAAGTGTTGTGCTCTTCAATGGCTCTACCTAGATCAGCAGTTAAGTCATCCTTAGTCTCGTACTCTTTGTTAACAATTTCCTCAAGAATAGTCATACTTTGTCACTCTCCTTTTAATTTTTCTAAAGTGTTTTTTAGTTTCTCAGGTATAAGCTCTGGATTAATTTTGCCTACATTTTCCACGATACTCACGCACTCCATAAAAAATAGGTAAGTACATATTAATATTAGAATATTAAAATCTATCTTAACCTTAAAATAAGGTAGCGCGTACTGTAATACATAACCAAAAACCATTACTAAAACCTCTGTTAACTTGTTAAGTCCGCCCTGTCTTAGCTTTTTAGAGTTAAACTTTTTAAGTTTAATACCCTTTATGATACCGGTTAGTATATCCAGTAGTATCATTATTAATGTAAAAAAAATCATCCACTCCATGTCTTATCTCCCTTAAATTTATATTATCTTATAAATAAAAAGGTGTCAAGTCTTTTAACTTGACACCTAGTAGGATTAGGAAACCTCTTACAAAAAAACAAATCTTCAACGCAATACTATTATAATATAAAATTATCTTTTTGTAAAATCAAACTTAATAGGCTCACTCTTTTTGTCTTTTTTCTTCCTATTAGTATGTTTACCTTTTATAGCATCTCTTAACTCTTTTAGAAACTCCGTATCTTTAATCATTTTACACCTCTCTCAAAAATATTATAAATATCTAGATCACCATAAATCTTTTTACCCTTAATAATATCATCTGGTAGTCTAGTATGATTATTCCTTATGTCATCATCATACTTATAATAGTAAATATTGTCATCCACTAAATTAAGTGATAAACCATAATCAGTGCGCTTGTCTTTACTTATCAAATAGTACCAGCCATTATTAATATCTTTAATGATAAAATACTTTAAATTTTTAAAATCATATCTATTCAAATTTTTATTCCATCTAAAACGTTTTGATGTATCTATAGATATCATTACACCACCAAGTACTGAATAAAATTGATTAAACAACTTTTTATCTTTTTTCTTTAAGACAGTTATAAGCCAGTCATCCTCATTAATAATCTCTGAGGGTAGTTCGTACATATCTAGCTCACCAGTAGCTTGACGATTGCCCTTAATCCTTAATAGTCTAGGTATATCTTCTATATTATCAGTTAAAGACTCACCGTACTCTAGGCCTATAGTAGCAGGGTTATCATAGTACTCATAGTCTGTAAAGGCATACATGCATCCAGCTTTTAAGTTCAGGGCATTAATACCAAAATCTTCAAAATATGGATTATGAGGACTTAAGACATTACCTATAAACCATACTTTAACATTATCTCTAAATCTTACTACAGTACTTAAGAATGACTTAAAGTGTTCTAGTTCAGCATAATCATAAGAATAATCTTTAAGTAGTGCGAACTCATCAAAGATGATATTAGTTACACTCTCATAGTTTATAGACTTGTATTGTTGTTGCTTATATAGTGGTATTACATATCCGATACACTTACCCTCTGATATGAATTTACTCTCTAAAAATTCTGAGGTATCTGGATCAATATACTTAGTCTTTTCATTTATGTAGTATCTACCTTTTTTATAGCATATATCAATATCATATTTATTAAGTGTTTTAATAGTTATCTCGGTCCACCAGTCCGCCTGGAACTCATTATGTAGCTCTTCCTTAGTTCTACATAGTTTAACAAACATTGACTCGCTCTCTAAAAAGTCGTTAAGTGCTATGTCTCTTTGTATAGCACTAGTCTTACCAGTTGATCTAGTACCGATAGAGAAGAATATATCATAGTTTAACTTTTTAGGTCTATCAAAAGTATAAAAATTATATTTATTTTTTCTAGCCTTAAAAGCATTTAACTCTTTTAAGGCCTTTTCTAGATTTTTTTTATTATACATTAGCTCAAGTTCCACCTCTCTACATAGTTAGCTTTATCTAGAGAGCTTATAGCTCCAGATGCTACACGCTTATTAAGTCTATCAAAAATAGTCGACTTGTTTTCTTTTTTATTCTTTTTAAAATCCTCATACTCACTACGCTCTTCAAAACCACTAGGAAACAGTAGCTCTGTAGCCTCTTCTCTGTCTACTCCTAGAGTTTTCATAGTATCGGCTATCGCTTGATCATATAATTTATCATTATATACATTATCTCTTCCTAGCATTCTAGAATAAGCAATTTTGTTTTTAATTTGAGTAGTCTTAATAAGCTCTTCTCTATTCTCTCTACTAAACACACTTTGATACTCTAGAGCTTTTTTAGTAAGTCTACGCTCTCTTCTAGCGACTGTAATAGGTCTAGCGATTTTACCAGCATTAAAGTCTTTTACAGCTTGTAAGTATTCTTTTCTTGCATGTCTTAAATAGTCTAACTCTCTTTTAAACTTAACGCCCTTATAAGGTCCCTTATCTCTTCTACTAGTAATACGCTGTTCCGCTTGTTTAAACCACTTTAAAACCTCTGTATCTGGTATCATCTCCCATTTACCAGGCGCTACTTTTTTATAAGTAGTACCAGTACTAGCTTGATAGACTTCACCTTTTACACTAGTCCTTTTATACTTACCTATGTCTTTTAGTTTTCTAGCCATTTATCTCACCTCTATTAATCCGTTGTTATCTCTTCCTATTATAACAGAACAGCACAACTCATCAAAGTTGCGATTAAATTTATTACATATTACATGTGCATACTTTAACCATGTTTTAGATGTGAAGTCTCGCATAGTCACCTCGCAAGGTTCAAGTATGACTCCAGATGTAACATCATCCTCATAATTATCTATCTTAATATGGTGTCTAGTAAATTGATATTTACTTGTTAACTTGTTAGTTATTCTATTATCAAAGCATACTCCATAATGATAAACATTTTCTACTAGCTCATCAAAATTGTGATTAAAATAATCATATAACTCATTATATAGGCCTGTAGCGTTGGGTAGTCCTGAGATAGTGGCTTTTAAAAAATTATCTTCTAATTTAATATACGACTTTGTACCTAAACTAGAAAACTTATCAGCGATATACTCACGCTCTAGTATACCGAACTTACACCACTTATCCTCACCTAAGTTTTTAAGCTGTATCTTATTAAAGTCTTTAACTATAGCATCCGCTCTAGAGTCATGTTGTATTTTAATTGAGTCTGTATCAATATAAAGCACATCATAACCAGCTTTTATAAATTGGTAGGCTATATATAAGATAGATGCTCTAGCAAATTGTGGTACATACATACCATAGATATATGATGTTTTAACTCTAGATTTTTTATAATCTTCAAAAGTATCTTCTTTACTTATCCACTCATAAGTGTCTGGATCGTATAGATAATTAGTGCGCATTAGATGCTGTGCATTATCTCCATATAGAGCATTAAGGTCTGACTTTACCGCCTGGTAAAGTGCATGGCTAGTCTGTAGTTGTTCAAAATAATCAGCACATCTGTTAAGTGAGTCTCTATAGTAGTCGTTATCTATCTCATCCTTAGTATATTCCTTATACTTATTAGTGTGTTCTACTAACTCATTATATCTCTTAAACTCTATTTTAGCTCTAGCATTATAGCGCACGCACTCTAATTTATAGGGATTAGTTCTGCTATATGAGTGAGCTATCTCTAAATAGTAGCAGTCTATTAAGTCAAAATCATAGAATAATTTAAGCATTATATAATCAATGATAGTAGCATACATAGTTATAGCTATATCACTTCTTAGAACTTTACCATTTATGATCTCACAATTATAACCATTTTTGAAGTCTTTAGCATTGATAATTTTAGTTGTGGCCAGTGGCTCAAAATTAAACTTAGCTCTTACATTAGATATCTTAATAACTGAATTAAACATACTACCAGATACTTTAGCAAATATTAAATTATAATCTTCTAAATAGTCTACTATATGCCTTAACTCTTTTAGTCTATTCTTTTTTACTACCTTAAAATTAGTAGGATAATATCTATATAGCATCTGGTAGGGATAGTCACTTGAAAAATCATAAGATGCTACATTTTTTACTACTCTAGCACAGTACTTAGGATTAGAGTAAACTAGTCCGCCTTGAAAAAGTGACTCCCAGAGTCTCAGTTGACTCTCACTATCCGCCTTATCCTTATTACAAAGCCAATTATTAAGGCGCATAATCTTACCTTTTTTAGTCTTACCGTTTTTATCAGTCCACTCTCTTGTATAATTAATATCTGGATTATTTTCACAGTTAAAGCGTGATATACCTGTTTTAGTTAGTGGTAGATCCCCCGCGCCCACCATATATGGATTATTAACAAATAAGTTATAGACCGCTTTTAGCATAATCTCCACATCTCTAAAATTGTATTCTATCTCTAGCTCGTCCAGGTTAGTTAGTGGTGTCCTTAACTTGTCATAATCATAATCTAATTTTGGTAAGTTTAACTCTTTACCTAGTGTCTTTATAGACTTACTTAATAATAGGTAAGAACATCTTAAAGATATACGCTCTAGATTTACTGTTAGCGGTTTATTCATACTTTGATAGATACAGTCTTTATAGTCCGCTTTTCTGAGGTTATCTTTAATGAAGTCTACATTATTAGAAAAAAATGAGAACTCGTAGGCCAGATTATGTATATATATAATAACATATCTATCCATAGACTCTGCTTTATCGTTTAACTCTTCTAAGAAGTTAGAGAGCTCCTGGTAAGTTCTACCTAGCATCTTTTTATTATACTCCCCAGTAATTAGGTCTATGGTGCTTATACAAAATGAATACATAAAACTACACTTATCATCACCACAGTCAACAGTACTGGTCTCTATATCAATACCATAAATGATATTACTAAACTTTTTCTTTTTCATGTCTCCTATCTCCCATCTGAGCACCTTTTAATTTATCGTTACTATACTTACTTTTAATAATATCATTTTTGACTAAAATATAAGTTGTCTGTTAAATCTTCTATAAAATCATCTAATTGATTTCGATAAAATTCATCAGAAATATGATCACCTATAGTATGTTCTAGGTCAACTATTAGTTCTTTTATAGCATCAGATACTATTCTATATAATTCATCTCTACCAGTAATGTCTACATCACTTGCAGAAATATCTATATCTCCAAATGCTTTTACTAAATCTTTAGTATATACTTTAACATCACGGATTCTTTGTATATCATCTTCAGTAAAACCATAATATTCAGACAATATTGGATCTGATTTAATTGCGTATATTACTAATTTATCTTCTAGTTCCTGTATTGCTCTTTTTGGTAAATCATTTAACTTCATTGTATATCCTCCTAACTATTTAATACTATTTCATATGTTAGTATATCGGCAAACTCATCCATCATATTCTTGAGTATAGACTGTTCTATATATTATTGATTAAAAAAGGGAGTGTCTAAACACTCCCTTAAAATTAGTGGATAGAGTGCTTATCTATCCTCATAGGCCTCTAAAACCTTATCAGAGATCATGTCTCTAATCTCTTTTGTAAGTGGAAAAGAGCTGTCTTTATACTCTCCATCTTTGTTTTGGTACTGTGGCATCGTCACAAAAAGTCCATTTTTACCTTTAATGACTTTTAGTCCAGAAACCAAAAAACCACCGTTAAGAGTGATACTAGCATTAGCCTTAAGTGTATCATTACCCTTGATAGCAAAAATCTTAACATCTGTTACTTCTAGTGTTACTTTACTCATAATCTTACCTCACTTTCTTTAGACTATATAAAATTGTTATGAGTAGGATGTTAACCATCCTGAACATAAGTTTAGCATAGGCCAGTGGCATCTTTAAAGTGTTTGTTTTTTGTCAAGTTGTTTTTTTGTGTCAACTGTTTTTATTTTGTTATGGTGTTGATTTTTTTATGTTGACTAGATCACCCATAGACTAAAATATGGATACCTAGGTTGAAAATGGGGAACTTGTGGACGGGGTTTGGGGGTTT